TAGTACTATATTGCTATGTTTATATTGTATATAATATAATAATACAATAATTATTATTTCATATATCATTAGTATTTCATAGATAAACGATGCCCATTTATTAGATAAATTGAATTAAACACATACCGATATATAAGGTATACTAGGTTACGACTTTCCTATAATGCAAATCTTCGTTAAAACCCTCACAGGAAAAACAATCACCCTCGAGGTCGAGACATCTGATACGATCGAATCCATCAAGGCTAAAATCCAAGACAAGGAAGGCATTCCACCCGATCAGCAGCGCCTGATTTATGCAGGAAAACAACTAGAAGACGGACGAACGCTTGCGGATTACAATATTCAGAAGGAGAGTACATTGCACTTGGTGTTACGTCTTCGTGGTGGTGGTGGTGGTGGTGGTGGTGGTGGTGGTGGTGGTGGTGGTGGTGGTGATGATGATGACGATACTGTATGTGTTGTTGTTGTTGATGATGATGATACAAGTAATTATGGTTGGCCAAAAACACGTTCGCAAGTCATTGAATGTGATTTGTCGTTTATGAAAGATTCGTGGACAGCCGATATGGTGCGCGATGCAATGAATGCAATTGTAGAAGCGACGGAAAGTGTGAGTTTTAAAGAACGCGGCATAGACGGATGGCAGTATCTTCATAATTATACTCCGTTGGAAGGTCGGGGTTTTATGTTTAGTGATGATGCGACCGTGAATACATTCCAAAATTATATGACGGTAGGGCATAGTGGAAGTTCATACGGCCACACAATGCGTCAAATCGAATTCATTGCAAAATATGGGTTGCCAAAATATAAAGAAATGTGTACGGCATAATATCATATAACCCGAATTGTGGTGTGGTGTGGTGTGATGGTGGTGTGGTGGTGGTGTGGTAGTTGTTTATGCATTGGCAATGGTGGCGTCGGTATTACTATAACACGGCAACTCATCCACATTAATAAAAATATGCGTATTCTTTCCGTCTTTTGGAAATTTTGCCGCTATATTTGCGTGCTTCTTGTATTTTTTATATGTGATCTTATATTGGTCGAACAACGGATCATTGATTTGTGTTGAGGGTATATGATTGTGAACCGACCGCGCAATCATTTTGTATAGTTTAAAATCGGGGTATCTTTCCTCGCCGCTTGATTTGTATAAAACGTTGCGTCCTTTATCATCAATCGTCCATTTTACAATTAAATTCACAATTGGGTCTGATTTGCACACTTTTTCGATCTTGCGAATATCGTGAATGAAATAATCAAACAGAGCACACGCAAACCTGCATAAATCAAAACTATAATTCGGTTCAACAACCGGCTTATTTGGATTAAAATATGGACCAAAGTTATATTGCGTTGCGGCATCACCTTTGAAATTAAAACTGTCACTGCACATTAATTCGCCGCGGAATTTATAGATTGCGCGGCCAAAATCGATAATCTTGAAAATACGACCATATGTCGGCACCTTGTAATATTGGTCATTGTACAAATAATAAATAAACTCTTCGGTGGTTTCAATAAACATAACATTATTTGTGTGAAGATCGTTATGTGTGAATTCAAACATATGTTGGTAGATCAAAAGAGTCATTATCACTTGAAATAAAATGGAAACCCACTCTTCACTCGTAAGCTCGTCATTCATCATTATATTATCAAGGGTCGAAACGCATTTCTCAAGCAAAATAGCCTGAACAGGGAAATTCTTTATCTTTGCAATTACTTTTTCGTCGTCACTATCATAGCTACCGTCGCTATCGCTGCCGCTGTCACTTTCGCTGCCGCTGTCGTCGCCACTTTCGTCGCCACTCTCGCTCTCGCTGCCGCTGTCGTCGCCGCTTGCATTGCTGTCACTGCCGCCGCTGTCGCTTTCGCCGCTGCTCTCGCTGCCGCGTTCATCACCTGTATGTTTGACAGTACTAGTCGCAGTATTGGCGTCTTCGTTATTATTATTATCAAGATCGGTGACGTTTTCTTCGTCGCATTGGTCTGAAGACGCAGTTGTGTTTGATGAATGTGACAAAGATGATTCTGAATCACTACTGTCGCCGCTATCGCCCTCACTCTCGCCTGGTGCCCCACCATCGCAACCGTCGTTATTTCTATAACTACTTTTACGCACCTTTATATTCAAATCACTTTCTTTATTAAATGACGCCACGTCGTCATCTAATAATATCTCCTCAAGAGAATCAGAGATTTCGACAATACCGCCGGTACTAGTAGGATTCGACGATTCAATATCGATTGTTTCGATTGTATCCACAATTTCACCCTTAAGAACTTGTTCATCAAGATTAAAATTTAATGGCGCAGTTCCAATAATCTTTCTTAATTTTGTTCGCATATTCATTGCTTGATGCGCATAGATGACTTTTTCGCCATTGGCATCAAGTTCACCGACATTACCATTACCAGATTTATTTTCCTCTGATTCGTCGTCAAACGGATATTCCAATGTAAACAGTTTTTCCTCATTTGAATTAAAAAATGCACAATCAATTAAATACTCGACGTCGTCGTAGATATTGGTTGAAAATTCACGCTGCTTGCATAAGTAACTTCCATAATAATCAACGCCGTGTACATTTCCGTGGTTGTGCAGAGTTTTACTCGTCAAATAGGAGAAGAATCCGTCAATATATGATGCATTGTTTTTATCTATCATTTTTGCATTACACATATTTTCGGTCGATGTTAATTGGGGAAGCGCGGTTGTTCTTTGATCCAGGACATCATATTTACCGGATAAATACCGTATCGGGTCAAGTAGCGGAGAATACTTTACAAATATTGGCACATTTTTGGAATTTCCTTCATCATCCACAATGGTAGTTTCTAACAAATTGGGAGTAGATGTAGCATTTGCATCTTTGCCGCCGCTGCCGCTGCCACCACCACCACCACCACCACCACCACCACCACCAGCCGACGATGCCGGCGTATATTGACTAACCGACTCATTGATATTTTGAATATAATATCGTTGATTTAGCTGAAGTTGATTATAATTTGCATCATTTAAATCGAAAAACCGGGAATACAATGGAATATAATTCTGAATATCGAACAATAAGGCCGCTTCCACTTTTTCAGGAGTATGTTTATGTTTTCGGTAATGCAATTTAAATTGTTTTGGCGACGACATTGATTATACAATAATGTGTATTTCCTAAATGATAAAGGTTATTCTTTTTATCTTAGATATGAATGATAAATAGAATATTTATATCTAAATTAAACGGACGTAATCTATATTACGACACGAGACGAATACATTGTTCGTTCGTTAAATAAGCTATAAATTATTATATTGTATTTTTATTATACGATATAATAATCATCATTTAAGTTCATTACATAAGTAAGGTTTAGCATTTCATAATGAATCTCGAACTTGCAAAATTTGATATGAAGGCGATCAGTTTTCGCCCCGATGAAAACAAGGGTCCCGTTATCGTATTAATTGGCCGTCGTGATACAGGTAAAAGTTTCTTGGTTCAGGATTTAATGTTTCATCACCAAGATATTCCAATCGGCACGGTCATTTCAGGCACAGAAGCAGGAAACGGCTTTTTTGCAGCCCACGTCCCAAAACTATTCATTCACGACGCGTATAATACGGCAATCATAGAAAATATTCTCAAACGCCAAAAAGCTGTTCTTAAGCAAGTAAAAAAGGAACAGGAAGCGTACAAAAAATCGTCCATCGATCCGCGCACGTTTGTCGTTCTAGATGACTGTTTGTACGACAACAAATGGACGAAGGACATAATGATGCGATTGCTATTTATGAACGGGCGTCATTGGAAGATAATGTTAGTCATCACAATGCAATATCCGCTCGGCATTCCGCCCAACCTGAGAACCAATATAGATTATGTTTTTATTTTGCGAGAACCGTACATTGCCAATCGCAAGCGTATTTATGATAATTATGCGGGTATGTTCCCCACATTTGAGAGCTTCTGTCAGGTGATGGATCAGTGCACTGAGAATTATGAGTGTCTCGTCATTAATAATAACGCGAAATCGAATAAATTACAGGATCAAATCTTCTGGTATAAGGCACAACAGCACGGGCCATTCAAGCTGGGCAGTAAAGAGTTCTGGGAAATCTCGAAAAATCTCGGTTCTGATGATGAAGACGACAAACCTTATGATCCCGCGAGTGCAAAGGGCAAAGGGCCGAAAATTAACGTGAAGAAGAGCAAGTGGTGAGACTGACTTTCGGGATTTATTGTTGCGGAGATTTAATGAGACGATGTGTGGTGCAAATCTTGATTCTCATTTCGGCGGAGCGCTTTTAGTTTAAATTAGTATTATTATCAAATCTTGCTTTCGTATAATAAAAGCAAGATTTGATATACAACACTATAAATAGTGGAAAAGCGGTTTTCGGATAATTAAAATTTTATAATATTATATTTATTGGTCTGTTCTATACTGAAGATGCATTATGTATTTTAATGACGATTATTCCAGAGTATATAATATGTATCACATCTCGATAGTCTAATCTAAAGTCATTTAGTTAGATTAGTATTTGAATTTTATTAGTATTTGAATGTATAATCCGCTTTTATAAAAAGCTCTTTTATTTGTAAAAGCGGAAACAACTTAAAGACATTACTATATACATAGTATAACATATACCTTCACTTCTGATGTCTGCTGCCTCCGATTCTACCGCCACTCTCAATATCGTCGATCTTATCGAGAAGAATCCGATCACGAAACTGTCTCAAACG